CAGAAATCAAAGGGGTTGATTTTCGTTTCATCGGGGGTAGTCGGGTTCATGGCATCCTGCAACTTGTCGAAAATCTTCTTCCCGAACTTGAAGAGGAAAACCTTGCCCTCATTGTCCTTGTTCGTGGGATCACTTACAACAAGAATGTTGGCGATATACGACAACTTGCGCTTGCGGTCACGGGCAATGCCCTTGTTCGACTCAAGTCCGCTGTTCCAAAGTTCGTTGTTCGCCTCACAGATCGGGCACTTCTTGCCTAGCGTGGTCGGACAGTTCTCAATGAACCAACCACCCTTTCCCTGAAAGCCGTGGCTGAAGACACGAACCCACGGAATTTCCTCGCCCTCGACGGGTGGAAGGAAGCGGATCACCGCATAGCCATTGCCTGACTTGTCACGCTCAAGTGTCCAGAACCGATCATCCTCATAGTTGCCCTTGGAGGTCAACTTGGTCATTTCCTTGGAAATCTTGTCAATTGCGGACTGCGAATTCTTCTTTAGGTTTGCAAAACTCATCTCTGTATCTCCTGTGTGTTAAGTGTGTGGTGTATGAACGATGTGTGAAATTGTAACTCGTAACTGTATATCAGTCAAGAGGCAACTTGGTCTTTTTGCCCCGAATCATGTTGCGATCTTCAAATTCCGACTTTAGTTTTTCTCTAATTGGTTTGGTGACCAATTTGGCAATCGATTCCGGTTCGATTCCATGCTTTTCGCACAATTCTAAAATTGCATCAATATACCTTCCATCTTTGCGATTTTTGCACAATTCTTCAATCTCTTTGCTGAAACTATCTTCTATGTTAATGATCGATCCCATTATGGAACCCTTTCGTCTGCATTTGTGTCTACTGTATCAATAGGCATTTCTTGAATCGTATCAACCCAGCGATTGAGTCCTCGCTCAAGTTCATCTGTGGTAAGAAGAATACCTACTTGTTCGCCTTTGTCGGTCATAAAACGAATGCAATGATACTTAATCGGTTCCTCCACAGTTTCATCTTTGACAGATGACAATTCCCAACCAAAGAACTTAAGAAGCCTTTTGAGCCAGTTCATTTGCTATCTCCTGTATGGTTTTGAAGCCGTTCTTTTTCCAATAGGAATTGATGACACTAGCCAATCCCTCCTTGTGATCTTCACGCTCTTCAACAAATTCTTGTGATGTACCTTCGTCAGTTGTGATCAAAACAACAAGCCTATTGATTCTTTGCCCTGTCCGTTCTTCCCACATGTAGGAATAGGCAGCAGCCTGTCTGAAATAGTTCTTGATCCAAGACTTCTTTTTTTCCTTGGAGGATGTCTTAAAATCAATGATGGCGGGTTCGCCAAGGTACTCGCCAATACAATCCGTTCTGCCAGCAAGCATGAGGTGATCAGACCAAAGAGGCTTTTCGATGGCGTAGATTTTGCCGATGTTCTGCAAAAGAGGAAGCATTGGATCAAAATGCCATCTTTCACTTACATCCGTGGGAATAGTTCCCTCCTTCAGGTAGTCTTCGACCAAGGCATGAAGTCGGTTCCCACGCTGAATTGCCGCTTGCGAAATCTTGAGATTTTCAGGATTCTCACGCCACTTTGCCCACTTTTCAGCATCTTCGTGGTTTACCACGGTAGTGACAGAGGGATACCACTTGCCACTAGTAGGGGACTGATAGAATCGACCCTTATTTTCTGCTTCAACAGATAGCAACTTTACATCTTCATTTGTTTTCATTTCAATAATCTCTCATTCCATGTCTTGGGTGTGCTTGTTTGATTTTGGAAATGACTTCCTTGAAGCCGCTATCTGGCTTTCGTATTCCTAGACGAACAGGATCAATAACGGGCGGCGCAGATGGAATATACTGCTCCACCTTTTTTTCACCACACTTGGGGCATGGCTTTTTGCATGGCTTATCATGATCTGCTACCTTCAAGAACTCCTCAAAGGTGTGATTGCAAGCCTTGCACATGTAATCATAGTTTGGCATAGCGAGTAGTATATTTATACGGCTTCTTGGAAAAACCACAAAGGAACTTGGCTTCTGCTCCATTTTGCAAATCGCTTTTTTTCTCCAATGTAGTATTTTCGATATGCAGAAACTGCATTTTCACAACGATACTGCTCGGGCATTGCTTGTGCAAATGGTGTCAATCTTCCGCTTTGAATTTTTTCGGGTGTTGAAATCAAATAATAGCCAAACAGATTGTTCATGGAATGTACTTTACCATAACGCTTGGTGTACTCTCCGAGAAGACCCATACCATGATCCCATAGCCAATGATAGTTTGAATCGCTTTTCATCGACCACAGAGTGCATGGATGATTGACCATTGTTGGCAAGCATAGAACCTCGTCCATTTCTGGATTTGGATGAACCCAATGCTTGATTTTACGGTTGCTTGATGTGACCCGTATGGTCTGTGTTCCATCAATGACACGATGTGCCGTGGATAGCATTTGCGCTGTTTCCACGATCATCTTGACAACATGCTTGTCGCACAAGTCATGAGCCGCCGTATATGGGTTTTCGTCAACTACAAAAATGTTCATTCATTAGTCCATGAACTTGCCATCATTGTACACATGCCACAGACGGTGCTTAAGGATTGACCACCCCAAACCAATCCATGAACTGGATTGATATTCACCCGCCCGACAACGCATAGTGTAGACGATGGGGATATTCTGATCAATCTTTTCCTTTTCATTTGATGGAAAAGAAATCGGAACTGCATCGGGTGCTACTGGCGGTTCCACATATGGAACAACCGGTTCAGTAGCAGCAGTTTCTGCATTGTTCTTTTTACTTCTCTTAACAACTCTCATTTTCTTTTCAGCCATGACGACCTCCGTATGTTTCGACATTTTCTTCCTTGACCCAAAAAGTCTCTGGACCCCACTCGTCACTATGGGTTGTGACAAGATACTGCTTACCCCACACGGGGTGAGACTCTACCTTGCGAACAACCGCTGTCTTGCGCTCATCCTTTAGCCAAACCTTCAGATTTGACTTTTCCGTTTGTTCTGTTTCCATTTTTAAACCTAAAAGGGCGACACATCAACCCCACAGCGGAGTTGAATAAAGCAATAATACCATGTTTTTCATTTGTGTCAAGTCCCTGCTAAATAGAAACAGAAAGGTTCATTATGCCCATTACCCTGACTATCCCTGAAGTTTTGAAGAAGATTGGCAAAGAGGCTAGTACAAGAGAAGACAAAATCAGAATGCTTCGTGAGAATCAATCAATGGCTCTGAAGCAAATTCTTCGATATGCATTTTTCGACAACTCAAAGTGGTATCGGAATGATCTTCCCCCCTTTACACCCGATTCTGCTCCCGAAGGTCTGACACCAGCCAGCCTTTTTAACGAAGTTCGAAGATTTTATATCTTCAAGGAATCTTACAATCTGCCAAAAGATCGCAAAGATGTCCTGATGATTCAGATGCTTGAGGGAATTCATCCAGAAGAAGCGAAACTCATGAAGGAACTAATTGGTGGTACTTTTCAATATGGTTATGGTCTGAACAAGCAAATTGCTCAAGACGCATTTCCTGATCTTGCGTCTACTGTAGTTTCTTCGTGAGAGCATACTTCGCAAGAAAGTAGGAGTCAACAATGTCCGAAACAGGACTTCCACAGTCTTTAGTTTCCTTGTCCATTGACTTCATTAGATCGATTCCCATATGCTCAATGAATGCCGAATGCATCATGCATTTATCCGCATTTCCTTTTCCGGCGGCAAACTTCTTAAGGGCGGTTGGTGCGATCACATCAAACCGTAGTTTCTCTTTCCACAATTTGTGCTTCAACAGTCCACAATTCTCACCTATATGAAAGACTTTTCCTTTTGCACCCATAGCATAGTCCTCTATGATGAGAGCGTCAGGATCGACCCTGCACTTGGAGACAGCCCAATCAGAAATGAGATCGTATCTCTGCTCTTGACAGAGAAAGTCGGGATAAATGTCTCCGACACAAGTAAAGACTCCAAATGTTTGAGTGATTTGGTTTTTCTTGACGGAAGTCAGAAACCAACAAATGGTTCGGTCGCCATCAATTAATGTGACGGCGGGAGATGTCATCGAATAGTCAATTCCAATAACTTTCACATAAGTATGTATTGCTTCTATTGTGGTTTGGTGTATACTTTGCCCCATGAACATCGAGAAAATAAAGGAAATGGTGGAAAAGGACTTGGTGATTGACGGCACCGAATTGGGTGACGAATCAACAAGAATTCCTCAATTACATGGAAAGTATCTCAACATCTATCATGATGAGTCACTTGTGCTGCGTAAGTTGGAAGCAGATTGGAAAACCCTACGAAAGCAGAAGTGGGAATATTACAACGGCAAAATGTCGCAAGAAGACTTGAACAAACTAGGATGGGAGCCTTTCGGTCATCGCATTCTTCGACAGGATATGGACATCTACATGGAAGCGGATGAGGATATAGTTCGCCTGACTTCTAAAATTGATCTTCAGAGAGCAAAAGTAGAATACTTAGATTCCGTTTTGAAGGGAATCAATAATCGTCAATGGGTCATTCGCAACAGCATTGAATGGCGAAAGTTCATGAGCGGGGTCACCTAAATACATTGAATGGCTGTAATTGAAGTTCGTAGCATGAATTCCGCCAATCTTCGTGTTGTCACGGAGAACGGAATTGCTTATGAACTTCAACAATACTTCACATTTGATGTTCCCGGTGCAAAATATACTCCCGCATATAAGCGCAGGGTATGGGACGGTAAGGTTCGTCTTTTCAATGCATATTCAGGACTTCTCCCCGCAGGGTTGGTCGATTATCTTGCAACATTCTGCAAGGATCGTGGATACCAACTCCAAATGGATTCGGCAGTTGCTGAACCAGAGATAAAATTTGACTGCGATGGCGTTCGCAAATTCATACAATCCCTGAACCCTACTGCGGACGGTCAACTTCTTGAACCACACGAACATCAAGTCGATGCCGTCTGTCATGCCCTGAATAGGTCACGATGCGTCCTGCTTTCCCCGACTGCAAGCGGCAAGAGCCTTGTAATATATTCCCTTTGCAGGCACTATCAGAATGTCATTCCGCCCGACAAGAAGATTCTGATTGTTGTTCCCACCATATCATTGGTGGCACAACTCTATTCCGATTTCAAGGATTATTCTTCTGCTGTCGAATGGGATGCAGACAAGAATTGCCACCGCATCGTTGGCGGCGAAGCAAAGTTGACGAACAAGCAAATTGTCATATCCACATGGCAGAGCATCTACAAGTTGCCTCGCACATGGTTTGACAACTTCGAAGTTGTCATCGGTGACGAAGCCCATTTGTTCAAGGCACAGAGCCTGAACAGCATCATGAACAAGTTGATCGACTGTCCGTATCGAATCGCTCTCACGGGAACATTGGACGGCAGCAAAATTCACAAATTGGCAATCGAAGGACTGTTCGGTCCCGTGCATCGAGTCGTGACAACCAAGGAATTGATGGAAAGAAAACTCCTTGCGTCATTGCGTATCGAATGCCTTCTGCTGCGCTATCCCCCTGAAGTCCGAAAGACTGTGTGTGGGTTGGATTATCATGGCGAAATCGAATGGTTGGTGAATTGCGAAAAGAGGAATGAATTCATTGCATACCTTGCATCTGCAACAAGGGGAAACACTCTTGTGCTGTTCAACTATGTGGAAAAGCACGGAAAGCCCCTTTATGAACTCATCAAGAAGACGGCAATCACGCAGATAGAAGATCGAAAGGTGTTCTTTGTTGCAGGAGAAACCGAACTAGAGCAAAGAGAAGGGATTCGAAGCATCGTGGAGAAGGAAGAGAATGCAATCATTGTTGCTTCATACGGAACCTTCTCCACAGGAATCAACATTCGAAGCCTGAAGAATGTCATATTTGCAAGCCCCTCTAAGAGTCGGATTCGCATCCTTCAGAGCATCGGAAGGCAATTGCGTAAGTGTGAAGGAAAGCATGTCGCCAAGTTATATGATATTGCGGATGATCTGCATCACGGACAAACATTGAATTACACACTTCGTCATTTCCTAAAACGAGTAAAGATTTACGAATCCGAGCAATTTAGATACAAGTTGGTAAAGATGCCAATCGACATGCAAATAAAGCGTCCTTCAAAGGAGACATCATGACACAGTTTTACCCGATAAGGCTTGTTCGAATGATGACTGGTGAATTAATCGTCACGGGAATTTCCGATGGTGGCAAAGACTCGTACATCTTTGAAAAACCAATGGGAATTTACACAATGCCCGTTCAACAGCAACAGCAAGAAGAGAAGCCAACCACGCAAGAAGTTGCTGTGATTCTTCGTGATTGGATTGAATTTACCGATGATCAGTACATCATTGTTCCAAAAAGGAATGTGATGTGTATCATGAAGCCGTGCAAAGACATTCTTTCAGATTATACTCAAGCAAAGATCAACTCGGACATTTTAGATGACATGATTGAAAATGGGATGGTGCATGGAAAAACAGTACAAGACCTTGAAAATGATGACGATGATATGGAAATAGAACCAGGAGAAGGTGAAGAATACGATGAGTTTCCTGGTTGGGGCGGCGATCCACGCCTTTAAGTACTCTAAGTACCTTAAGTACTTCTTTAGATACTTCTTAAAGAGATACCCTATAGTACTTAATAGTTCCCTCTTGAACCTCAAGAGTATCTAGGGACCAAGGCAAGTAAATTCCCTTTGATTCTTAAATCCTAGAAAGAAAATCTTGGCAGTAGCCGATATTGCTTTACACAGATCACTTTGAGTGGTATAGTCCACCAACAAAACTGAGGGGAAATGCCGATGACAAAAAAGAGATCCGACAGTCATTACATAGACAACGAGCGATTTCTAGAAGAACTAGTCGTTCACAAGAAGGCTGTAAATAAAGCGAAGAAATCGGGAACCAAACCGCCCGGAGTTACAAATTACATCGGACAATGTTTCCTTGATATTGCAAACAATCTGGCAAAGAAGCCAAACTTTGCAAACTACACATACAAAGACGAGATGATATCGGATTCAGTTGAGAACTGCATCATGTATGCAACCAACTTCGATCCGAAGAAGTCAAGAAATCCTTTTGCGTTCTTTACGCAGATCATCTACTACGCTTTTCTTCGCCGTATACAGAAAGAAAAGAAGCAACTGTTCATTAAGATGAAATGTTTTGAACAGAATGATCCAACAGGACGCTTTAGAAATTGGATGGAAGAAGAGCATATGAAGTACGAAGATTCAACACAGAGTCCTTTTGTCGATTTCATTCAGCCGGAACATTCCAATTCAAATCAAGAAGAGTCAAAATCGAAGAAAAAGAAACGAAAGAAGAAGAAAAGTTCCAGTAACAACAACCTTCGAGGAATTATCGAAGACCTATGATTGCCATCATCAACGATACCCATTTTGGTGCAAGAAACGACAGCCCAATTTTCCTTGAACATTTCATGGAGTTTTGGGAGCAGACTTTTTTCCCCACTTTGGAGGAAAGAGGCATCAAGCGAATCATTCATTTAGGCGATTTCATGGATCGCCGGAAGTATGTCAATTTTCATACTCTGCACCAAGTACGCACTCGGTTTCTTGAACCATTAAAGAAGATGAACATCGAAATGGATGTGACCTTGGGAAACCATGATGTGTTTTTCAAGAACACCAATCGATTGAATTCTGTAGTTGAATTGTTTTCATCTTATCCAAACATCAGAATTCACGAATCTCCAGAGGTATTGGATTTGGACGGAATGAAAGTGGGACTCGTTCCGTGGATTACCAAAGAAAATGCACAACAATGCCTTGATTTTATTCGCTCTGCTCCTGTGCGTGTACTCATGGGACACTTTGAAATCAATGGTTATGAAGTTCTTCGTGGCGTTGAATATAAAGAGGGAATGGAACCTTCGTTACTAAGAAGTTATGAAGCAGTTTACAGCGGACACTTTCATTGTCGCCACAGCAAAGAAAACATCCATTATCTTGGCACACAATATCAAATGACATTTACGGATTTAGATGAGAGAAAGGGATTCCATATCCTTCATACTGACACGGGAGAAATGGAATTTGTCAAAAACCCTCATCAGATTTTCCATGAAATTGTTTACGATGATGCAAATCACGACTACAACATCCTTAACTGCAAACCATATCGAAATACTTTTGTTCGAATACAGATCAAGAACAAGATGAAGCCGATCATGTTCGACAATCTATTGGATCGATTGAATGATGCCCCCGTGCATTCAATTACCCTTGTAGATCAGTCAGAAAAGGATGTAAACAAAGACCAACAGGTTGTTGATGTTAGCAAGGACACCCTTACTCTAATATGTGAAGAAATCGACACGATGGAAGGAGTGGGCGATCCTGTTCGTCTAAAGACTTTGGTTCGTGAGATTTACACAGAGTCGTTGCAGGGCTAAATACGATGAAATGCCCAAATCATTTCACGATCTAAAAGATAGTATTCGAGAATGGAGCATCGATCCCACTTTTAAAGGTGGGAGGGGTGTTTCTACTGTTATGTCTTTGAAGACGGGAAAATCTGACAATGCAGAAAAGCCTTCTGTAAGGCAGTTGCAAAACAAATCTCCAACAAGAAAACAAATCGCAAGATTGAAGAATAAAAACTGGAGTGCCGGGGGTATCACATGATCTTTGGTCAAAACAGATTGGTAGAAATTATTGGGGCTAAAAACCTTCAGGGATATGATCCCTATCTTACCGATGATTTCACGAAGGCGTTCATCGGTGGGGAAAAGGTTGTTGTCTATTACCCTCCAGATCATTCATTGTCTGCAAGCACATATCACTTTAATTCGGATAGCGGAACAACAAATTCTCTTGGGGTTTTTTATTCAGAAGAAGATAGGAATGTTTCAAATGCCGAAGATTCTTTGCTGAAGTTTCGCAAAGACTTTGTGTTGCCGTATCAAACCAATTTAACAATACAGATGGGTTCTTCTGTTTCCTCTCCTTTGCCACTATCCGACAGCGCAACTGGAGGTAGCGGGTTTGATGCATTTTTCATCAAAGGTTCCGTTGTTGTTGGCGAAAGTAGCGGAGCAAAAAGGTACTACTCCGGTCCATTCAAGGGATGGTCAAAAGAACTTGAATGTGTGTGTGAGGGCACGACTGCTGTCAATCAATTGGATGGTAGCGATTGCAGGGGTTGGCTAAAGGGATCGTTGTACGAAAAGAACTACATTTATAGTTATCACGATGTATTCAATTACATCGGTGAGCCGAAACAAATCGCAGATCACAAGAACCCATTTAATGATGGGTTTATGACCGGTACACCGTTTGAAACCTTGAACTATTCGTGGAGTAATGTCCTAGACAGGACGAATAGACCAATCCCTTACAACATGCTAGTTGATGGTAAAGGAAACTATGCAGTACTGATAGGCAGAAAACATGCGATAGTACACAAGGATGCTGATATCGATACCACCAATCTGCGTTTCTACTCAAATGAGTATGGAATGACATCCGTGAATGTTGTGGCGCAAATATCTGATTTTAGATCATTGTGGGATCAGACTGGTTTTGCATCGCCCAATGTAAATGAAAACACAATGATGGCATTTCAGGGAATGTCAGCACATTGGCAAGGAGTAAAACTACTAAAGTTCGAAACAAATCTGCCAGAAGACATCAATCAAATAGTGCTTTATGACCCGTATGGTAGTGACATGATCTATTATGGTCTTGCTTTTGGTCAAGATGGAAGAGGTAGTGTTGGTGTTTTTTGTCCTCCACTAACCGGCGACATCACGGGGAGCAATCAACTAACAAACAATAAATCTGGAAAGTCAAGACTCTCTTTCACGAAAGACAATAAGTGCGGTTCTTTCCCCTATCCCTTGGTTGTTGGTGGTGATTGCTGTGGTTGCAAAACGCCAAGAACTATTATGTCTTTGATGCTAGACGGAGTTTCTGAAGATCAATCTGTGGGTGCCGTTTTGGAAGGTGACATTGGCAGTCCTGTAATTACATATTACAACGATACTCCGGTTTTCTTGGGGTTCATTGATTCTGTGGGATACCGTGAACATGCGTATGCAGATTTAATTGGTGTTGGTATAGGATCAAAGAAAAAATATCCCGTTTCATGGGGCACCGAATTGTCAATATTCGATGTTCTTCAATTGTATTTCACTCTTACAGGAAATGATAGTTTTTTGAACGCAACGGCGTTTAACAGAAATACAACACCCGATGCAAAATACCCATTCCCTATTGGGTTTCCAAAGACTTGACCTACATACATGACCTATAGGAGGTTTATTATGAGCGAAGTTAGACTGTTCAGATTGAATTCGGGCGAAGAAGTTTTGGCAAAAGTAATCGACAATGCTTCGGATAGCGGAGAGTGGACAATCAAGAGTCCTGCAATTCTCCTTCCGATGGGCAGCGGAAAGTTGGGTCTTGCCCCATGGCTACCTTACTGCGAAACAGAAAACATGCTTCTGCCCAATAAGGCAGTTGCATTCGTTGCAGTACCAAAGAAGCAAATGGTCAATGATTACAACAGCAACTTTGGTTCTGGTCTTCTTGTTCCTGACACAGACATTCAAGAAGCACCCGCTCCTTCTCTTAAGTTGATTGCAGATTAATTGAACGCTCTGCTGAAATTGCCTTTTTTGGCAAACTGAATGCAGCGATCAAATTTATCTTGCAGAACTTCTTTTGGCTTATGGCTAATCACGAAGGTGTTTGTCCCGCCCTTCGTATTAGCCATAATGTCCAAGAAGGCTTCGGTCGCCTGGTCATCAAGACTGCCATCCAAAATCTCATCAAGTATCAGAAGATTTGTCGTGATGGAATTTTTCATCGAAGCAATCGACCTCCATGCAAAAAGCAATGCGAGGTCGATTTTCTTTTTCTCACCTTCGCTGAATGAGGCATAGGTAAAAACATCACGGTGGCGTGACTTGATCGTTTCGTTAAACTCCTCGTCAAGATGGAAGTTCACGAAGAAGTTCATCAATGAAAGATACTTGTTGATTGTGTCATTGATTACTGGAACATAATTCTTGATTATCCTGCTCTTGATTCCGGAATCTTTCAGAAGAGTCGATGCCAATGAAAGATAGTGCTGCTCTTCAATGAGTTCACGCTTTTCGTCTATCGCTTCACTTTCAGAAGACAAAGCATTTACCAAATCGTCTTCTGCATTTCCCTTTTTTGGTATTTTCTTTTCGGAAATTGCTTTGATGTGTTTTTTTGTAGACTCAATTTCATTTGTCTTTTTCATCACCAATGCATTCAGTTCACGGATACTATCGATAACTTTGGCAATGTCAATCAGCCGTGAGGAAGCAATGTCAATTTCTTGCTGTAGTTCCCCGACAGCCTTTACCATTTCTGAAGACTTTTTCTTTCCCTTTTCGATAGCACCCTGCTTGAAATCTTCGGCAATTTTTTGTGAACAAGTGGGGCAACTATCATTAGCCTGATAGAAAGCAATTTCTTTGTTCAGAGTA